CTCCTTGAGGACCAGTTACACCTGTAGCGCCAATTGGACCTGTTGGACCTGTTGCGCCTGTAGCGCCTGAAGGCCCAGTGTCACCTGTGACACCTTGAGGACCTTGTGGCCCTGTAGATCCAGTTGGTCCAGTTGGACCTGTGTCTCCCGTAACACCTTGTGGTCCAGTTGCACCAATTGGTCCTTGTGGTCCGATTGGGCCTGTAGATCCCGTTGGTCCAGTTGGACCTATGTCTCCAGTAACACCTGTTGGACCTGTGTCTCCAGTTACTCCTTGAGGACCTGTTGGCCCAGTAACTCCTTGAATACCTTGAATACCTGTTGCGCCTGTTGGCCCTGTCTGTCCAGTTGCGCCTGTTGGTCCAGTATCACCTGTAACACCAGTTGGACCAATGTTACCAGTTACACCTTGCGGTCCAGTTGGGCCTGTTGCGCCTTGTGGTCCAGTTGGACCCGTGTTACCTGTAACACCTTGTGGTCCAGTAACACCTGTAGCGCCTGTAGCGCCAGTTGGTCCAGTTAATCCTTGAATACCTGTTGGTCCAATATTACCTGTAACGCCTTGTGGTCCAGTTGGACCCGTGGCTCCTGTTGGTCCAGTTGGACCAGTAATACCTGTTGGACCTTGAACTCCCGTCGCACCTGTAGCACCTGTTGCGCCAGTAGCGCCTGTAGCGCCTGTCGCACCTGACGGTCCAGTTGGACCACCAGCAGGGCCAGTTGGACCAGTTGCTCCAGCTGGGCCTTGAGGACCAGGAGATGTGATTATAATCTCATTTGGTGGTTGCACGGGGCTCATTTGTTCTCCTTCATTATTTTATTAATTAAAATTTTATACATTAGTAATCAGTCACCTGCGGTGATACAGTCAGAGTCCCCTGAATTAATCTGTTGATTACTCCCGCATTATTAAGTTCTAAATCGTATACATAGAATCCAGATTCAAGTATTTCTGTTCTTTCATCTGTGATTGTAATTGCAATATTTCCAGTTGCGCCAGTAATAACTATTCCGTCTCCTGGATCAGTTGTCAAAGTTAATACGACAGGATATCCATATTGACGGCGAAGTTGCATTCTGGCAGTTTGTCCAGTTAGATTAATTGGATTACCATCTGGATCTTGATAAACTAAATTTATATAGAATACAGATCCTTGATCCAATGTAAAATTATATATACCTGCAGTCATATTATTCCTTTTCCGTTAACCAAACTAAAAATACACCAAGGCCAATAAATGCCGCCGCTTTATCTACAAGGTAAATACCATATGTGGCAAGGCCAACACCAGTAATTTCTGTGATGACTGCCCAATCTAACTTAGGTTTCTTCATTATTCTCCTTATACGAAATGTATTCTTGGTACTACAGGTTTAGGTTTAGGTGCTACTGCACGATCATATGAAAAGATAGCTGCTACTGCAGCGTCAATCTTTCTTTTTGAATTTGCTTTAGCAATCATTAATCCTCTAGAGGATGTTTTAGTAACAGCATTTGCTACATGTTTATTTAGCCTAGGATCTCCATCATGTGTGAATGATCCATTTACTACCGCCTCATAAAATGTCTGAGTTGCTGGAACCATACGCTCTGCTGAGTTTGGATAAGAAATAACAGGTAAGCCTTCTTCTTCAAGAACCATAAATGTTCTTTGCCATCTTGCTGGATCAAAGACCACTTCGTTTACTTGAACTCCTTTATTTCTACACCAGTCAACAATAGTAGCTTCAACCTCTGCGACATTTACATGCCAATCAATTGGAGCATCTACTTCTGGTATTTCCCACATACCTAAAACCTTTAGGTGAGGCTTTTCTCCTCCAAGAAACCATCCTACTACAGCTGTTGAGTCATTGCTGAAAGCACCGTCAAATCCAATTATACAGGATTCGCCAGGAATTATCTGCCTGTTTGCTAATTGTAAAACATCCCAGAGATCTGAGCTAATCCAGGATTGCCCTACCTCAGTCCATAAATTTAAACGCTTTGTTTTAAATTCTGATTCTGGAGTAAGCAATACAGCTGACTGCATATCCTCTATAGATAATATATCTCCCATAGATGGATTTGCTAATATCCAATTTTCAGGATCTTTATAATTTAATTTCTCATCACCTTGATACCAAGCAAAGAAGAAGGAAGGATCTTCAACCTCTCCTTTTGCTATTTGTATGCCTCTATTATACATAGAATAACATACTGAATCTTTACCAGATGAATCATATTTAGTTCCTGCTGTGGTAATTGCTACCAACATAGGCTCTTCACGAGCACCCATAGATAGAGATAATACATCATATAACTCTCTATTTGGTTGTGCATGTAATTCGTCTATGACGATAAATGTGCTATTTAAACCTTCTTTTGTATATGCATCTGATGATAATGCTCTATATACAGAACCTGTCATAGGGTTATATATAGTATTTTGATAAACTTCTAGAATTTCTTTTAATTCTGGTTCTAATTCAATCATCTTCTTTACTGTTTTAAAGATAATTCTGGCTTGTTCTTTATCTGCCGCCGCAGAATATATTTGACCGCCATTGACTCCAAGAACCAATTGTTCCAAAACTAGGGAAGCAATTAGGGCTGACTTGCCGTTCTTTCTGGCTATGCCAATTAAGGCACGGCGATGTTTTAGAAGCCCATCTTCTCTTTCGGCATATAAATGAATGAGCAATTCTTTTTGCCAGTCACGTAGAATAAGCTTCTCGCCTGTCTTACCTGCTACAGAGTCTTCTGTAAGGCGACATAGCGTTTCTATAAAATCAATTGCGTCATAGCCACGGCTATTTGCTAATTCAGTCTCTGAGACTGGAGATAAATATGTAGGTGGCCACATATTATCCTCTTAGCGCAAGCGATAGCCTTGACTTATCTAAGTCTAAATCTATAATTTCAACATCTACTTGCTGACCAATTTCTAGGGTCTTGTTATTCATCTTAGATATATGAATAAGTCCTGAAATTAATCCTACTTGAACAAATGCTCCATATTTCTCAACACCAGATACTATGGCTTTATGAACTTGTCCTTTAGCCATTTTAGCAAATTCAATCTGCTTATCTTCTTTATTTATCTGCTCTAAAAGTGCACGGCGTGATAAGACGATATTCTCTTTATTCCGATCTATTTGAATAATAAGGAAATCATATTCTTGGCCCAAATAGCCAGACATATCATCTACTCTACCTATTTCAATTTGAGATCCTGGCAAAAAGGCCTTAACTCCAATATCTACAATTAGGCCACCTTTGACAATTTTCTTTACTTTGCCAATAATTGGATGAGATATTTCATAGTAGTTCTGGAGGTCATTCCAGATCTTTTCTATATACCCGTTTTTTATGGATAATATGTATTGGTCAAATTCATTATTTTTGTATAAGACCTTAGCTTCTAATTCCTGCCCAATTTGTACAAAATCATTTACATCAAAGTCTTTTTCTGAGCTAATTTCAGACATAGGCAAATAGCCTTCTGTCTTATAGCCAATATCAACAAGGACTCCTTCACGGCTTATTTGGACTACCTGCCCTTTGACCATATCGCCAGATTTATAATTCTTCATGCTTTGGTCAATGGCAGCCATAAAGTCTTCTGCCGTACCTATGTCATTGATTGCTATTTGGTTCATTATTTGGTTCTGCCCCTATATTTTCTATAATTATCGTTTCTGGTTCAGGTTGAGCCTGTAACCTCTCACGACGTTCTCTTCTCTCCAATAGTCTATCTATTGAAGTTGCTGCTCTTACTTCTGCCACACCTAATCTTGATCTTGAAACGGGATCAAAGCCTAACGAAGTCAATGCATCTGTAAAGGCTTTGTTAATTGCCACATACGCTCTTCCATCATTTGGCTCTAATGTAGCCATATATCTATTTCTTGCTGCTTCTGTAGCGTCAGCTAACTTTGCAGCATTTTCAATTGCATCAATATCTGATGCTGGACTCAGCCAAGTTACGGCCATGCCCCAAGCTCTATTCCAAAATTTTAATCCAAGCTCTCCTAAGTTTTCTGGAGGTGCTGGAATTTCCCTCGCCATGGGTAAATGAGTAATGTTATTTAAATCAGGCAAAGGTCTTTGACCAGGGTTTCCTAAAAGTCTTTTCAATTCGTTTGGTTTTGGTGGACGCCCTGCAGTCATTTTAAATTCCTAATA